CCGTTCCGCAACGATTACAGTTGATGGGCTTAAAATCAGCATTCATTAGTCCACCGAAGGTGACCGTTCCACCGTTCCGCGTTCCCCTCTAAAGAGGGGGAACGGCGGAACGGTTTGGTCGGTCTGGTCGTGGTGTTCCGAGAAATTCGTCGGAACAGTATCGGAACGGCGGAACGGTTAGACATTCGGACTCCAAGGCTTGACATCATTGGCAAAGAATTGGTCTTGATGACCGAAAAGATACTTCTGACCATCCTTGCGATAGGTCACAAATCCATTGGCAACAAGACCTTCAATGACAAATTTCAGCTCATCATTGGAGATTGGGATGCCTTCCTTGCGCAGGTGTTCTGCAATCTCATTGCGGCCTAATTCGTAACCAACCCTTGCGAGCAACGATGAGACTGCTTCCATTTTCTGCTCTCGTGTCGATATTTTGACCGTTCCACCTGAAATGCTTACCGAGATAAAACCTTCAGGACTGCTCTTCAGGTTGGCGACGCCGACGGTCTTGGCATCAGGGCAGATGGCGCGAACAAAGCCAGGGCGATCCTTGGTGCAGGTAATATCAAGGGCGCCGTCAATGCCACGGCCAAAGGGCATCGCCACTGACACGGCAAATGCCGCGCCGTCAATATCAGCTCTTTTTGCCTGAGCGCCGATGGCGTAGTTGCCGCGGTTGTCCTTCGACTTGGTTACATGGTCAATGGTCAAGATACCGGCGCCGCCGATGCGCAGTGGCTTGAGAACTTTCTGTGAGAAATGAGTAGCGTCTTTATTCTTCTCTAAATCAAGTCCAAGCAGATTCATTGCGGCATTGACTCCATCAACGACAATGAGAGTGGGCAGGTAAGCCATAATCTCTGTCCGCATAATCTCACCGATTCCTTCACCCAAGGGTTCATCAGGGTTGGCATAACGGAAGAGTTTGAACTTATCTGTTGGCACACGCAAGGTCTTGAGACGATTCAGGATAGACCTAGCAGAGTCTTCAAAATCAAGATAGAAGACAATGTTGTTCTTCTCTAGCTCTTGGCGTATAGCTTCTAATGCAATCCAAGTCTTGCCTGATTCTGATTCACCAAAGATAGCGTTGATTTTGCCAGCGTAGAGCAGGCAGTTGCCGTCTTCTCTGCGAAGCATTGAAGGTGGACTTTCCTGCTCAAGTTCGGTTTCACCGATTTGCTTGGGTATCCACGATGAGTCTTTCAGATTTCCTTCTTCGTCGTGAAGCTGCACAAGTGACGGCGAGTGAACTTCTAGGGTTGAGAGTTCCTTGCGTTGTTCGCCGTAGCCTTGGGCGCGAAGGGCGCGGGCAGAGGCGGTGAAATCGCCACCGTGTTCGACAAGTGTGAAGATGGCAAACTTGGAATAGGAGCGTTCTGCTTCAAATTGAGTGCTAGTGGAAAAGACAAAGAACTTATCGTTGCCAGCGTGATTGGTCGTGGCACTAATGCCATCGTTCTTGCCAGGCCGACGCCACGCGCTCACCTTGTCTCTAGTTGTATAAACCTTTGACCAACCCAAGGGTTCTAATACCTGCTCCCAAGTGACTTTGGCGTTGTAGTCATCCCCTGGTGTGAGTCCTTCGGATTTTGTCTTGATGTCTTCAGTAATGGCGTCATTTTTAGGAATGGCATCAAAGGTGACAAAGAGTTTATGTAGTTGATCGCGCTGGGCAACCGTCAGTGTCGGAATGGACTTGGCATTGCCGACCAGCATTGACCACGCTCCGCCTGACGGGTGGCAGGTGCCGTTGGTCGGTGCGACAATGACAAAGCCGCCTTCACCGCGGGTTTCGGCTAAAACATCAACGCCGCCATTTTCACCAGGGCGACGGGCAAGTTTGGTATTTCCTGGCACTTCGCCATCAATGCGATAGAGCCAATGCAACCCGCCTGATGGCGTTACTTCAACATAACCGTTGTTGATTCGATCCCACACATCAGATAGACCTGCGTTATGAGCCATCTCTTTCAAGTCAAGATGTAATTTGTCGGCAACTGCTCTGCCTTCAAGCTCTAACATCTCCAAGTTGCCTGAGACTTTGCCACAGATGACACCGACGCCTTCGGCATTGGAAAACCAGGTCAACAATTCTTCAGGTGTGGGAAGCCTGTCTTGGTATTGCTTCCAATTTGTCAGCGCAGGGCGCTTGGAGCCGTCGGTTGCCACAGGAACGGCGCAGATGCCGTTAGCAGCGAACTCAAGAGCCGTTCTTAGAATTTCCCCCGTCATTGCTCCCTTTCTTATTTCACAAGTCTGTCAATAATCCATTGCACAACCGGCACCGCCACCGCGTTGCCCATTTGTTTGTAACGGTGCGAATCGGCTTGGCCGTCTGTCCACCCATCAGGAAACCCTTGCAGTCGCTCGCATTCTGTCGGTGTTAGGCGGCGAACGACAGATGAAGTTGACACCGACATTCCATTTCCCCCACTTCGTAGCGTTGGACTTGCTTCTTCACTTGCTTGTGAATCAAGTCCTTGGTTGTGACTAAATGCAATCGCGTGACCACTAACTCTGTCCAATGTGAACATCACCTCTCCATCTTCTCCATAACCTTTACCTTGCGGCCCTGCTTCATCACTTCTTCCAATGACAGTTCCTTGAATCGGAAATACTAATGTTGTCGCTCGTGTGTCACCCATATCAAAAGCATTCAATGTCGGTGCTACCCCCCCCGCAACCCAAGTTTCATCATCGTCACTTGTTTGCGCTCGTTTAGATTTAACGAACCACATCAATTATTGCTTTGTTATCAAGTAAATCATCCGCAGCGAGTCCTTTGTAATCTCTCGCAGCTAAAGTTCCTGTGATTGCTCGCTCGCCACTTGATTCAGCGCCTCTTGCAATGGTGGTGGCAGAACCTTTCCTCGGCGCGTTGCTCTTCGCAAGATACCCTGCGCGGCCTTCTGAGAGAGCGAGTATTTCTTCAGGTGATCTCCCTGCGTCTCCAAGACATCCGACAATGAAGACTCGACGGCGTCGTTGGGGAACTCCGAAGTATTGAGCATCAAGCACCCGCCACGCGATGCGATACCCGCGCTCGACCAACGCTTCAATGACGACGGCCATGTCTCTTCCGTTATTTGAGGAAAGAAGACCAGGCACATTTTCGAGGATAAAAGTCTGCGTTCGTGTTTCGTCAAGGAGTCGGCAGATTTCCCAAAAAAGTCCACTACGCGTTCCTGCCAACCCTGCTCGTTTTCCAGCAACGGAAAGGTCTTGGCAAGGAAATCCACCTGTGATGATTCCGTTGCTTGGATCAAAACCTGCTGCTCTAAGTTGCTCACCTGTTACCCCCTGAATGTCACCGAAAAGTGCAGCGTTCGGAAATCGCCGTTGTAAAACTTTCTGTGCGTGTTTATCCCATTCAACCGTTGCGACAACTTTGACTCCTGCTCGCTCAAGAGCTAAATCAAAACCGCCGACACCAGCAAAGAGTGAAACTGCCGTTGTCATTGTTGCCCCCATAGATTTAGTGCTTCCCTTCCTTCTACCTTTGACGGATCATCGTTGCTTACTAAATAACCTTCTTTGCGCATTTGTGATGCGATGAGCGTTCCCATGCGAAATGGAGTGTCAGGAAGTGAAGTCTCATAACAGCGCCACAGAATAGATGCAATGGCGCCTTCAGGAGAGTATCGCATCAAGAATTTCCCTTCCTAATTCGTAGGGAACACGAGAGCGTTCTTTACTCCCTTTCAGACCTTGTGTGCCGGTTTTTGAACCCCGTGGAGCTGCTTCGTGACACGGCATTCCATTCTTACACATCTCTCGTGGTTTCCAATGTGGCACCACTCCCCACAAATCTGTGGGCTTCATTCTTTTGTCACCATAGCGACAATAGGTCACCGATTGCCTTTGAAGACCTTTCATCACAGGCAACTTGCGCAACATTCCTCGTGGATTTTCTATAAGAAAACCAAATTGGGGATTGAGGTCTTCTAATAAATTCCTAGTATGAGCAACAAGTTTTTGACTCATTATTGCTGCTTCAGTTTTTGGCACATAGGCATTCAAACCACCGCCCCAATGATGACCCATTGAAGCAACACTAAAAGCGGTGCAAGGTGGGGAAGCCCAAACGAAATCGGGTTGACCATATATTTCTAAAAGATATTCAACACTCAAATCAAAAACATCAACATACTCTTCAGCTTCAAAAGAAGTGTCAATTTCAAATCTGAATACTCTGTGACCGGCATCAGCAAAAGCCTGAGTTGATGAACCTGTGCCTGCGAACAAATCAAATATAAGCAGACTCATACTTCATTTCCCCAACTATCCCAACCTTGCACATTCTGTCGAGCAAATAGTTCAATGCGTGGCAAATCGCCAATCAAGTCAACAATCTTTTGCCTTATAATTTCGGGCTTTTGAGAATGTCGTTGCAACGGAGAAATTGTAAGATTTTCAACAGAAGTTGAAACCCGCTTTGGACTTCCTTTGACGCCGAGCAAACAAATTTCAGGATTCCCCCTAGTCCAACGGCCTAGTCCAAAGAAAAATCCATTACCTGATTTGTTTTGTTTAACCCAAGTAAAAGCGACGGATTTATAGGAAAAACCCCAAGACTGCAAAACTTTGATTGCCTCTGGCAATAATGGATAAGTAGCCCACAAGAACAAGACACAATCTTCATCACAAATCTGTGAGATTGGTAATGCACAAATATCTTCCAATTTCATCGTTGGATAATGTGACTCAGCGGCTCCTTGAGGCGGAGTTCTGTCTTGATAACGCCATGGTGGATCAGCATAAATCACACTGTATTTCTTTTGTGGAAACTCAATCATTTTGCCCCCTTGGTTGCTGTTACTTGTGAAGTGATGGGATTTGCACCCATCGGCGCCCCGTTGCCCGCACCTTGCGACTTCTCCACATCACCGACGGAAAGGTGGCGTCAGTGATGGTCATGACCGGCAAATGAAGCGACGGAAGGAAACTTCACTTGCCTTCTTACAACTAGACCGGCTTTGCCCCAAGCTGCGCCAAAAGCGCGGCTACTTCAGGAGTGATGCCACCGCCGACAGGCGACGCCGCTGGCGTTGCCGCAGGCGCAGGTGTTGCCGAGAGATAGGCGTTTGCCTTGGCGATAGCGGTGGCATCGCCTGTGGCATCTACCAAAATCCACGGCGCCGATTTGCCAGGCTTGGCAGCGCCTTGGCCGATGCGGGCTAAAACCTTCTGCCCGATTTTAGATTTCAAGGAATTGCGTAGTCCTACATTGAACCACAGAAGCGATCCGTGTTCTTTGTTGGTATCAAGGTCAACGACATTGACTTCCACGGCTTCTGCAAGTCCGTGAATGGTCTGAATACCTGTCTTGTATTCAGTAGGTGTGATGATGAGAAGGTGATTTGCAAGGTCTGCAACTTTCACGCTCTCGTTATTTGATGTTGGTG